CTTCCAGGGATAATTTCTGTTTTCCCGTCTGGAGTGATTTCTTTAAAGTCTTTTTTAAGTTTACTCATATAAAATCCACCATAAATTTCTTATAATAATAGCTTTTAGCTGTATCGATTTGATTTTGTACTATCTTATCGAGTTCAGTCATTCTTTGATTTAAGAAGGCTGGACCTAATGTACCAACGCTTTGACTTGTTCCATCTATACCAATACTAACTGAATTATGCGGGAAAAATAGTGGCCCCATAATACTCAACATTTTGTAAGCGGCCAAATTTTCAATCAATCCTGTAAGTAACGCTGGAACTTTACCATCTTCAAATCCTGCTCTATATTCTACCAAAACAGCACCTGGCCAATAACTTAAAGCTTGACTATTAAAAGCATGAAAGCCTAAACCACTATATATACTCACCACTAAACCAGAAATACTAACACCTTGTGCAGGAACCAGTTGTAGTGTTTGATCTTGTGGTTGAACATGTATAAATTCTAATGGAATATCAACAAGCGGGACCGAACCTGGAGCACCTTGACCATTGTTAAAACTCAATTGAAATTTAGAAACATCTAAGATTGGACCATGATTTACTTTCATATATCCAAAACTCCAAAAAAATAAATGACGTGAGTAGTCATGTCTTTCTTGAAATTTCACTGGAGCAATATACATATCTAAGATATGCTCAACCTCCGACACTGCTTCGTCTATATAATGCTGTATCGCACTATCTGGTAACGGTTCATTTGTCATAAATGAACGAAGTGGTAAACCAAATAATACCGTGGCTCTCATACTTGTTGGAGTAGGAAGCGAGGAGTATCTTGAGAAAGATGGGTTACTTTCTTGTTCAACCGCAAATGATGGAAAAGGCGTTGTAGTGGGTGTTTTGCTGTTTGGCATTATTCTTCACCTTCATCTGTAGTTTCAATTTCTGGAATTTTGATCGCTTCTTTGATTGGTTTCACTTGTGCAGCAGCGCCTCTTCTTAATATACTTGTTGCCTTTGCAGAACCAACTCTTTTAAGTCTATCTGCAATATCTGCAGCTTGTGGATGATCTGGATGCGGTACCACTTTAGATTGTTGTATCATTTGTGTAGCAATAGATTCTGCTTTTGGAGCAGATGCTTTTGCTTCATGTTGTTTTTGAGCTTGTCTTACTTCACTAGGAATAACATCTTGGCTCTTCATTGCTGACATTTGTAGTCCACGAATCTTATTACTAGCATGTGTAGCAAAACTAGCCTTGCTTGGATGGTCATGATCATAATCATTCATAGCTTGAAATAATCCATGCATTCCTGCTTCACGAAGCAAACCATGATCTATGTCAGGACTTTGTGGATCTAAGCCAAGTGTTGCAATTGCTTTCTTCTTATTCATATCAACTAATGGATGATAGTGTTCAAAGAATTTTTGAAACTTTGGATCATTTTTAGCAGCAGGGCCTAGGATGTCTTGGATATTGCGTTCTGGCTTAGCATCATATTCATGCTCATCTACTATTGAACCAGACTTACCTTCTTGATCGCGTTTTGCTTTTAATTGACGAACAAGTTCTGGATTGCTTCGCGCAAAAGCAGCAGATGGACTATGAACTATAGTGCCTTCTGTTCCTTCTTCACCTTTTGCTCCACCAGCGTGTTGTAAACCGGCTTCAGTAGAATATGCATCTGGACTTTGTGCTCCACCAGAAGTAATATCTTCAATCCTTGATTGATTCGCCGTTTCAAATTTACCATGTCCCTCTAAACCTTTTTTATGAGCTTCATCGTGCCCCTTAATTGCTTGAGTGGTGTGTTCAGGATTTTGCTCTTTCCAGTTTTTCTTAAATTGTAAATCCATTTTCATTTTAGTTTTACGATCGGCTTTCTGATATTCAGGCGATCCTGTCAACTCTTGATAAGATTTTTTATAATCCCCATGACTTGCAGATCTAGCTTCCACTAAATGACCTTGATGAGAAAGAACTGGATTTTTAGAGGGATCGGCCTCTAAGCGTTGCATATCCTTACCGCGTTGTTCTAATGGTCTAGTGTATTTACGCATTTCTAACAACTCTTCTTTAGAGGGTTGTCTAAATCTACTTGCTTTTATAGGTCGCTCTTCAGAAGTTGACTCTGCAACTTGCGAAGCATCTTCATCATAATCTGGATCGTTTTCTTTTAGATAGTTTTCTGCTTCGTCTTGATCTTGTTCTTCTGGATCAAATTCGTAATCAGTATTTGATGGTTCAATATCTTCATCTTCATCATCTTGCTCATCAGATAATTTTTGACGCGCTTTAGATAAAACATCTACCATGGCATCTATGTAAGTTGGATCTAATGTTTGTTCTGCATCTATAATACTTTTAACCATCTTTTGATAAATAAAAGATTTAATTTTGTCATTTGACATTACTTAACTCCTTTATTATGTATTTTGCGAGCGTCTTCTAAAGAAATAGGAGAAGTTGCTTTTGTTGATATCGGTTGTGATGACGGAGTTGGCGGAGTTGTTAATTTTGGCTGCTCTTGTATTGTACTTTTTTTATGAGGTTGATCTTGTAACTTTATTCCTTCATAAAAATGATTTGGTTTGATGCGAGCAGATTGCTCATCTGATTGTCCTTCAATCCATTTTTCTACATGAGGAGATTCATGCCAACTATCCATATTTTGGGCAAATTGTTTTTTCTTTTCATCAGATAGTTTTAAGAATTGATCTTTAGTCTTATCCATATGCTCATGAATTGGATGATTATCAAATGGGTGTGGAACAAATGCTTCGTGTTTACCTACATCTTTTATATCTAAATGAGCTTTATTTGCATCAACATCTTCTGGAGATCCAAACTGTATATTTTCAAATGGATAACCTTTAGAAGCAATCTTTTCATGAACTTTTGGGTGCTCTTCATGTGGAGCCATTTCTAAAAATTTATAGTCAGGAACTGCATGTTTATTCTTATCTCTATTAGTATTTGGATTTGCACGTTGATTTAATCCATCAGTTTGAATCCTATATTTGCCATTTTCATTCTTAATTGGCAAAGTGTAGTTCATTTCCCATGGTCTAATTGACTCATGATCAAATTTTAGCGGTACACTTGAATTTGGAGCGGCTTTTGCAGCAAGATCCATATATGGAATCATTTTATTTAAATGAGCGTCTGCTACTTTTCTATTGCCATTTTTTAATGCAGATTGATAGTGAGATAAGTGGTGACCCAATGCATCATGCAACATATTGGCATCAGTGCCAGTCATTTGGTTTGCAAATGTTTCCATAGCACCATTTGAAAAATGACCTTTGGCTCTACTCATCTTTTCTAAAGATTCAATTATATGTTCAATGATGGTGTCGCCACTCATTGAATTTATTGTCTTTTGTAGATTAGAATCGTTAGAGGCTTTCTTAAGAAGAATTTCTTTAAGAGAGTTAAAATCCATATTAACTCCTTACAACTTGCGTGTACTGTCTCTAGCAACTTGAACGAACTGTGCTCCAGCAATAACCACAACACAAAAACTTGCTTGTTTTGTTGTCTGATCAACAGAGTATGGCTGTCCAGCGCCGGCATTAAATATAAGAATTTCACCTGAAATCATAGTTGCTGCTAGAACACCATCAATTGTTACCGTACCTGCTGCAGCGGCTCTAACGCGGAATGTTTGAAATGGTTGTAGTTGTAATGTTCCAGCTGCACCAGAAAGACGCTCTTCCCAAACATGACCCACATCTGCCTGTCTTATGGCTTCATTAGCGAGGTTACTAGTTTTCATGATATCTCCTTGTATATAAGGAGATTATACCATTTTATAGACTTAATTACCTGACAAATCTCGTCAGATCGACTGCTTTTGAAATATTTACTTTGTATAATATGTTTATGAAAATATGCTCTAAATGTCTAATAGAAAAACCAAATACTGAATTTTATAAAGGTAAACAAGCATCCTGTAAAGAGTGCGACAAAATTAGATCCAATAAGTGGACAAATAGCAATAAAGAGCGCAAAAAGATCACCAATAAAGCCTGGTATGCGAAAAATACAGAAAGAGTTCATGAGATAGGACTTAATAAGTACGGCATTACCATAGAAATCTATCAAAAAATGTTAATTGAACAAAATGGAACTTGTAAAATATGTAACCAACATGAATCAAAATTTAAAAAAAAGTTATGTGTAGATCATTGTCATCAAACAGGTCAAGTGAGAGCGCTTCTATGTTCTGCCTGTAATCAAATGATTGGTTTAGCTAAAGAGAATATAGAAACACTACAAGCGGCCATATTATTTCTTGAACAGTTCAAAAAGTGATTTTCTAAGGCGATTCTTAGAGGTGATTCCTAGCGGTTCTAGCAACTTTTCATACTTTACAACTTCTTCAAGAGCTATCTCTTCAGACGTCCAATTATACTGCTCTTTCGCCTCTACCTCTATAAAGCGCTCTTTTTCATTCAGGTTCTCATCATAAACTATATAATAAACTAATACAACTTTTTCAAGGAAGGCTATCTTGCAAGTCTTAAATATACTAATGTTCCTATTGTATCATAAAAAATTAACACACGCCTCTATGGCATGAAATGATTTACCATCTGTTGGTACATTCACTTCAACTCGATTATTATTATTGCTCTCTGTTGTTTTTCTTTTAATTGTTAGTTCGCCCATATGATCATGATATCTGTATCTAATAAACTCATCTTTATTATTAGTAAAATAATCATCATAAGAACTAACTAGCATCCATTCTGGATTCATTGGAGACACTAATTTGATAAAATCCATCATATCAATATTATTCGCACTATATTTAAATTCTATTTCTTTGTGACTAAATGTCATAATTTCCATTTCCCGTTAATGATATTAATAAGCTGTCTACTTCCGTCACTATATACAAGACAGTGAGTCTGAAGCCAAGATGATGGCCCTGAATTGTAACTCAACTTCAATAAACTAGATGTACCAACTGCCCAAGCCCCTCTTAAAATACCTGGAGTATGACTATGTCCACTAACGCTATTTCCGTAAGCTTTTTCCATGCCACGCAAACTACCACGAGAACCATTTGGTCCTTTATCTCCATGTGCGCCCAATTGAATATCTTTTATCAAGAAATCATCATCTCTTTGTAACCATAGAACCTTTAAACTAGTGAACCCTTTAGGATTTTTAAACTTATTCTCTACTGCAAATTTTAATGGATCTGCACCTTCAAGCATAGCTTTTGCAAGACAAACTGCATAATAATGATTATGCGGATCTATTGTGTATTTACCATGTTGTAAATAATGTTTACATAAAAATTCATCATGATTAGATTTAACCATTACAACTTGACCAGAAACTAATGAAGTAAACCATTCGATATCTTTTGCCAATTGCTCTATTTCATTCTCTAATGAAAGAAGACCTTTTACTGCTCGTTTTGCCTTTAATATTTGACTTTCGTCTTCGTGATGGTTTACAGAAAGACCATTGAAGGCATCATGAAGAATTACATTTTTTGGTTTTAATTGCTTTAGCATTTGTTCTGTGCACAATGTAACAGTTGGGTCATTTTCACCAGAATGCCAATCACCTAATACTATTGCTTCTGGAGCATCATCTGTTATTTTATCGAGAGTGTATCTTTTTCCAAGATCTACAAACGATCCATTCACATCAGCCTGAACTTGGCGAAAATGATACTCGTCATTATTTTTGACTTCAAGAACAATTGCACCCATGATATGGTCATGATTCGCGATATAAGCAGTTCTTTCGGACATATACATATCTGTGTTGTAATTTGGTTTAGTGATTGCCCCAGTGGTCATTAGAGCATGAGGGAGCTTGATATTAGATGTTGGGACCATGTGTAATCTCTGTTTAGGAGATGCAAATATAAAACTACCATCTCTTTGACCAATTCTGTCAAGTCCAGTGATTGGGTCTATATGTTTTGCACTAAGTTTAATAGTACTAAGAAAAAGATTAGAGTTTAATTCTGTATCTTCAAATACGATACATTCATTAGTTAATTTACTATCAGTCGAGCCATATCCACCAACTGATTTCATATGCGCAGGATCAGATGATACTAAGATTAGTAGTAGTGCATTGTTTGTTTTACAATATAATTTAATACTTTGATAAAAGTTATCGTCAACTGAACACCCTGTAACTGCAGTAGTTACAACGAACTTTTTATGTTTTTTGATTTGTGATCTTAGTTCCTTTATGGCCTTTTGACTTAAAAGATCTTCAATTTTTACGTCAAAAAATTTATCTGGAAATGTATCTCTTGCTATAGATTCTAATTTTCCGAGTGAAGAAAAGTGATGTTTTAAAGAATCTTTTGTGAATTTACCTTTACTAGTGAGTTCATCCATTGTCGGAGATCGTTGTAATCCTTCATGGAGATCGGCATAGACCTTAATGATTGAATTCTTTTTCTTATCATCTTTTTTAAGAACTTTTTTATTTGCAGTCATTAAATATCCCTTATTTCGAGAGCATTTATAATTTCCTGATGAACATCTTCAATTGATTTTCCATTGACGTTTATAAATAATGTATTAAAATTGGTTGTCATATAATCCATATTATACGATACTCGCTGCATAAAGCGATTGCCACGTGATTCCATAGCATCGCCAGTTTCAAACTCTTTCTTAGAAGAAAGAGCTCGCGTAAGATCTGATTCTACATCACCTCTTAAGTAAATTACTTTATCGTAGATTCTTTCTGCAGAAGGCGGAAAAAATACACTATTGGGGTCTGCTTCGTCAACAATGGTATTAGACAATGTTCTCAATAAATCCATATCATTACCACATGCTTCACCATAAGCGTATCCCGATAATATACCTCTATCTTGGAGTATAAAATCGTATTTCGGCATTGCTGGCAATATTACATTTTTAATATGTATGGATCTAATTGCTTGACTAATGAATTCTCTTGCTGGAGCTGTCATCTCTCCATCATATTGATTATCCAACATGATTCCTCTTAAAACCATGGTAAGAGGTGCATGGATAGTTCCTGGTTCTTTTGTTGCTAAGACAGAATAACCTTTTGATTTAAGATATTCATATAAAAGCTGACATTGCGTTGTTTTACCTACACCCTCAGTTCCTTCTATACATATATATTTGGCTTTTTTCATCAAATTCCCCTTATAAAGGGATTATACTTGTTATATATTTTTAAGGAATTCGAAGCATTCTTGAGAAGTTCCTAAAAAACCGCCAGTCCCGTACTTTTCAAAGCGCTTCTTTGAAACCTCATTGCGCTTCATGATTGTGTCTGTCCACTCTCCGCCACGAGAGAGCATCCTAGATTTAAGAACCTCTTCAGTCTCATAGATACCAACCAGCACGAAGTTAAACTCCTCTGAGTGTCTACGGATGATTGTACTAATTTTGAATGTAGGGTCATATAGTTTTGGTTTATCAGATGGAGTGCGGAGCAGATCTAGGTGATTCTTCTTGCGCTGGCCGTCATAAGATACATAATGATATTTATCAAGGAGTTGGTTGGCAATCCATGACTTGCCAGCAGATGGAGCGCCAACTAGGAGATAGACGGTTGGTTTGGAAGGTTGCATTATTTTATCTCGTTTCTTAATATTATCGGTCGCCCACAGTGGTTGTAGGTTAGTATAGCGACAAGCCTTTTTTAATTCTTCTTCTATTGTTAGATCAAAGGCAGATATTGGAAATATATGATCTATGTGCCAACCATGTTTCCCATAGTTATCCCAAGTCATATCAGGAAGAAATTTGGATTCTATATAGTCTTTAAAAAAGTCTATTGTACATCCTAGTAGCTCTCTAGTGGTTTTACTTTTATTCTTACCTTTTAGTGCGGCATTAATTCTAGCACGTTGAATTTTTATTAAACGATATTGAATATCTGTGTTATAGCGATTCATATCATAATTACTGTTTTTAATCCATTTAGCGTGATTTTTAGCCTGACTAAGGATATTTTCTTTGTTATATTTTTTGGATCGTTTTATCACGTGGTCTTTATTTTCTTGATAATATGATGAACATAATTCCTCCATACGTCCAGGGTTGCGTTCTCTAAAATTTATAGTATAACATTTACCGCAATAATTATTTCTTGGAATTGACTTATTACATCTTTTACAATTTTTCATAATCTAATTATACTACGTTTTCAAATAAATAGTTACAAATAAAAAAGGTCAGTATTTCTACTGACCTTTTCCAAAATCTTGAATTAAATCAAGTGGTTATCACTTACCAACGTTCTCAAAGAGACAGTTGAAGCGCGGTGTATACACAAACAGCGCGCCATACATAACAATCGCAAATTCTAAAGCAGTTGTTACAATCGCGAAATTTATCTTACTTAACGGAGCTAATTGTTTAAACTTCATACACTCAGCAGAAAGATCCAACAAGAATGCTTCGCCAAGACCGGCCATTTTTTTACCAGCAAGAACATAAGCAACAGACCCTGCGTTAGCAAAGTTTCCTGCGAATTTTTCAGAACCAACTGCGCCACCTGGAGCAGATACATAAGCTTTAATATACTTAGTACCAGCTGGCATACCAGCAACAGTGATGGTCATGTTTTCGCCACCAGCATTTGCAATAGCCGCAGTAGCTTGAATTGGAGCAGATTCACCAGCATCATTAACCGCAGTTACTTTAACTTGGTAAATACCAGCTGCATAAGCAGAACCAGAACCAGTGTTAGTAATTACAGCACTCATACCTGCGATTGAAGGAGCTAGAGGAGAAACAGCTAAGCTTCTTGCACCAGCGCGTGGTCGTAGGAAAAGATTTGGTTTAAAATCAATTGTTCCTGCAGTTGTGATCATTTTAGATACATCATAACCAACTGTTTGGTTAGAAAGACCTGGAGCAGATCTGAACTGTGGATAGAATTGTTTTACAAAAGCAGACAAAGCAGCTGGTTCGATATGTAAATCATGTGGAGCACCGAAGTTTTCCAACGCGATAACAGCTAAACGCTCTACATCGTCTTGAGCAATAACATTACCACCAAGATCTTGAGCAATTGATTGAGCATCGCCAAAACCTTCGAAGTCACCTGAACGCATTAATACGTCAGCATCGCCTTTTTTAAGTTGTTTTAAAATACCAGACATAGCAATTGAATTGCTAGGAAGTGCTGAATCATCTCCAGCATTGGCGCCATCAAGACGTCCTAAGAAATGTCCATGACCCCAGTACATCTCACGTTCAACATTCTTAAGAAGATTCATTGTTCCTTCTTTAGCTTGTTGGGCAACGATGTCACCAACGGTAGTTCTTACCAAAGTCATTTGGTGAGAAACTTTCCTTCGTGTTCCAAAAAACACGATTTTTTGTCCGTCACGTACATAAGTAGAATCTTCTTCTAGAGGAGCTCCACCTTCGCCGATATATGGTGCTGAATCAGAACCATAACTTATCAAACGATTGTATTGTTCGAATAAGTTATATGCTTTGTCAACAGAGATAGCAGGCCATAATTTCAAGTTCTTCATGTCGAAAGTTACACTCTTAAGTGTAGCTTCTAATGATTCAGCTTGAAGGACACCACCATAGGTAAGGTCCGTTGGTTTGCCAGCTCCGCCGTATCCAGCGGTAATTGCTTTGTTTAAGTTCTCAACATCACCTTGTGACACGAGACCTTGATCTAGTCCTGAAAGAATTTGATTAACAGCATCTGTCATCATTTTCGTGTTCTCCTTTGATTTACGAAATCTCGTATTTTTTAATTAAATTGTTAAGGTCTTGTCCCATTTCAGCTTTAGTAATATCTAAACTGTCAACTTTGGTTCCAGACTTTTTTAATTCGAATAATTTACTTGCTACTTGTGCTTTAGATAAAGGTTCAACACCTAAATCAGCAGATTTTAAAAGAGGAGTTGATTTGAATGTAACACCTTTTGGTGCTGCAGGTTGATCAGCAATCTTGTTTACTAAATCAAGAATTGTTGATAACTTATCTTCTAATGGTTTCACTCTTTCTTCAACATATGATTTCATCAATGAAGAAGTATCTTCAATTGATTTATGCATATCTAGAAGATCTTTAGCAATCTTTTTTTCTTTTTCTTCATGCTTAGAATCATCTTTATGAGGCTCTTTGTCATCCTCATCTTTATCTTCATCTTTGTCTTCTTTTTTGCCAAGAAGTTTTTTGACGTCTTTTGGATCTAGAGTAGATGGATGGTCTTCGCCTTTTGCGCAAGCTTTATCCATATCATCTTTATCTTTATCTTCGTCTTTATCTTCGTCTTTATCTTCTTTTTTAGCGTGAAGATCTCCATCAGAAGGTTTTCCAGCGATACCATCGCCTGGTCCTTCGATTTTAATCTCTGCTGCGCTAAAACGAGATTTACGAAGTTCTTCTAATTCAAGAAGAGTTTCATCGATTAAATCCGTTAAGCTTTTTGTTAAGTTTGTGTTCATATTATCTCCTATCAGTTACCGTTTAGATTACTGACCAAGGCCAATTATGTCACTATGTCCACGAATAACACCAAGATCTTGATCACCAGATCCAGAGATCTGAATGTCATTTGCTAGCGAAGCACACATTGCAAGAACTTTAGCAGCAACAATAGAATCTATTGTAAGAGCGAAAGTTGCACCAGCAGCACCTTTGATTTTAATTTTACCAGGATTACCTACGCCAATCCCAAGAAATGGGGATACGTTAGAATCTACACCACCAACTACTGAAGGACTAAATGATGCATTAACATAACTAATTGTTAAATCATTTGCTCCGTTTTCAATAACAATAGCTTCAGAACTTTCTGACTTAACAGTAAGTCCAAGCATCTTTGCATTTCGTGCCAACTTATGAAGTATAGCCGCTGAATTTGCCATGAATTATCTCCTTTAAATATTTGAGCACTGCTCAATATTGAATAATATTAGTATATCACATGCTAATACCTAAACATCACCTACATGTGACGCTAATGCACGCATACACCGCTATTATACTAGGAGTTTACTTCTTTTTAAGAATACTATGTAACTTTTCTAAACTAAGATTCGTATTGCATTTACGACATTTGACTTGATAAGGGGCATATATTTGCTCATCGCCGCAACTATCACAGGAGAAGAATTTAAATTTTGGATTAGAGCCTTCTAAGGATTCGGCTTGCATTACTCCACCAGAGACGTTATTAGTTGGTGCCCCAGCTCCACCATATCCCGCCATAAGTGCTTTATTTATAGCTAATGGCGGTGTTTGTTTAATTTGTTTCTTTTTACTAGATGATGTAACAGCTGGAGATCGTTTAGCTTTTTTAAATGGATTATTTGCATTAACAGCATGGTATTTTTGAACATAGTTGTCATCTGCTAATACCTCATCACTAATATTAGTTGGTTGCAAGTTATGACCGTATAACCAAGAATATGCTGCTCTACCCTCATGTCCTTTTTGTTTATTCATTACATGTTGTGCAAGAAAGCGAGCCATATTAAGTTCACTTTGTGGATTATTTTTAAAATGATCTGCTATCTGATCTCTTGACATTTTTTGGATCTTTTGTGCATCTGGAGATAATTTGCCTTTTAATCTCATTCTATTGACCATTTCATCAATAGTTTTTTTAACTAAACCCCATCTACCGATAGCCCTATCGCCTTTAGAAACGCCAGTTTGAATAACTGGATGTTGTACATCTGGATTACCACCAGAAGATTCATTTTGCTGTATATTCCATAAAAACTTATCCATAGGGTGAGATCCAAAATTGTCTTTTTTAGGATCTTGTTGAACGATTGATTGTGTTGGTTTTTTGATCTGTGAATGCTCTACTGGTTTTGTAGTTTCAAGCTGTGGCGTTGCACTCAATGCTGCTGCAGTCGCTGCCGATGCAATAGTATTTTTCCATCCTTTTTCCATGTTTTCTCCTTCGTTAAGGAGATTTACCAAATCATGGATTTTAAGGATATTATTAGTGATTTTAGTTTCTAAAGATTGAGAAATAATAGAATCTTTAGAGGGCACAACTATTGGATTTTTATCTTGTTTTTTAAGAATTTCATTTATCTTTAGTATATTCTCTTGAACTTTAGTTGCAGAAGCATCTCTTACAATATGTCGGAACGATGGAACATTTGTTTCAGCTAGGTGTAAAACAGATTTTATTAGAAGCATATCGGCAACTTCATCATAATGAGATTTTTCAAGTGAAATAGGTTCAACAAGTGTTGCATTGTTCGCGGGAGAAAAAGTTAAAGCTATAGAATGTATTTTAGTTCTTGCTAAAAGTGTAGGATCTTTAATCCCACGAGTTATTACTCCACCCTCAACTGAGGCTTTTAGTTGTAAAGGTACATCAGATTTATGGATATTTCTAAGAATAGCGGCAGCAGCTTTAGCGTTTGGATGATCTTCATCATCATATAATTGTCCAGCTACATAAATGTAGGGCGCTTTTATCTTATCCCAATAGTAGGTATGTCTTGGATCTGTACAATCTTCTACTTTAAAAATCTTCTTTGCTGAAGTAACGCGACCAATACTATTGAAGAAACCTTTTCCGTGATTGTCATTCAACTTACCACGACCAGCTTCAAGTTCAGAAATATCAGCACCTTCAACGCTTAGCATTTCGCCTTGAGTATCCCGTAATTGACTTCCTGCACACATATCAATAAAAAGTGGTTTTTTACTTGCCATAGATAGATTATACTATAATCTTAAGTTGGCCTTAGCGGTATATCTTATAATCTTCTGGCGTAGATTCTGGTACAACTGCCCCACCACCGGCATCTTTAAGAGATGAGAAAGTCTGATGCTCTCTCATCTTAATAAGAGCTGACTTTTCTATTCTTTTGATGGTATCTATAGATACATTTAAAAGTGCCGCTAATTCTACATCAGATATATTCTTTTCTTGTGAAAATTCAGTTAAATATTGAAAAAAACAATAATGAGCCAATTGATGGTCAACTGCCCATGGACAACCAGGAAGAAGGGATTCTTCTTCCTCAGTCAATTCTTTTCCAGTATTTCTTATAGCCTTAAGTCGCAAAACAGCCAATTCACACCAGTTTTCTGGCATGCTCTTGAGCTTTCTAGGACAACGCCCATCCATTTTGCAACTCATATAGGTCCTTTATAATTAATGTGTCACTTCTTCAACAGAAGTGGTGGCAACTAAAACCTTTTTAGTTGATAAAAGTTCTACAGTATGTTCAATACCGTTCAATGAAATTTGAACTTTTTCACCTACAGTTTTTCCTGTTATTTTAGCGATAAGATCAGGGACGCCACATTCGGATAATTTAAGTCTAGAACGAAAGATACCTTTATCGTTTCCTTCATTGTCTTGTGCAGTTGAAGTAATTACAATTACGCTATCTGCATCTACTGTATCAATAGCGGTTAATCCATCGCGCTCATCCGCTTTAAGAGCAGATTCTTCAAAATCTTTAAGTCTTTGGGCGTTAGCTATTTCTGTCAATACAGAAGTATCTAAGTTAAGATGCTTTTGTACTGCAGTATATTTATATTGCAATTCATATAATTGATTAAATGCATTCCCCAAATCACTAGACATCGCTTTAATGTTTTCTAATAACTGTTGAATCATCATTTGCGACATTCTTACAGACATCTGCATATTTTGCATCTCTGTCTCTAAACTATTAACCTTCGCCTTATTGGGCGTTGGGGCCGTTCTAAAACCTTTCATACTATCTCCTTATTGTTTTTCTATAGCTCTTTTATACATCATTTTAAAAAATTTAGTTTCTTCTGGGGTTAATAACAGTTCTTGTGTTCCGCTACCAAATAGCTTTCCTAATTTTGTATTTAAAAATGATCTTATATCATTTTCCAATTCATCGTATATGCCATTTTTGGCCTTTAGAATGCGCTTAGATAGAATATCGTTAATTGCGTTTGCCCGTTCTAATTTTTTTTGCTCTGCTGTTAATTGGTATACCTTAGAGCCATCTTCTGCTATTGATTCCACTATCGGCAGTGGCTCTTTAGTTTCTGCTGTTTCTTGAGGAAGAAAATTGCAAAATTCTTCTGCATCTGGAAATTGTTTAATAAAATTTTGCAATGTCACTAATTCAAAACCATATGTTGATGCCATTTGTGAATAGGCAGCTCTTGCTCTAGAGAATTGAACTTTTGTTAATGGCTCTTTATTGTCCACACAACGCTTCCAGTGCGCTTCTAAGTTTGAATCATACATTAAAATACGTCTAACTCCAACCGAATCTTCAACTTCTTTTAATATCTCAATGTCATCTTCGTTAATTAACGGTGTTCTTCCATAAACATTAGGCCAAATGAATGCTTCACCATAATAAGAGCGATCAAGAACAACATCTTGAGATGCAGCAGAAGTAATAATATCTAATTGATCCTGTAAAAACTCGTCGCGAGTAATGCCTTTTGTTGGAGCAGATTGATGAATTACTTTATATCCAAGAGATTGGTAATAAGAAGCAATAGAGCTTTTACCCGTTCTGTCAAGTCCTTCAAGGATAAGTAGTGCCATATTTCTCCCTTAATTAATAATCGATTAAGGGGATTATACAAAAAATTTTTTAAACTTACATACAAAAGATAAAGCAATATTTTCATCTATTACATCTAAGCGATAGAGTATTTTGAGTAATTTAACGTAGCAAAGATATTCCTCAGCAGATATCAATGCTCCGTTCAAACTATAGATTTGTGCGAAATTATTCATCAAGTTTATTTAAAGGATTAGCTATTGTTGCCCCGGCAATATGAGTTGCTTTCGATGCACCAAATTGCTTAGCTGCATCGGACATAGGGTTTCCATGATGAACTGCATCAGCGGCAGCTTGAGCTTTAAGTTGTTCTACTTCCATCTCATGCTTTTCCTGCTCACGATTATGCCCTGCTTCAGCATGTTGATGCTGCTGCTCTTTTAGCTTCATATCTTGTTCATGAGCTTGTTGCTCTTGTTGCATTTGCTGTTGCTCTGGTGCCATCTGTTGAGCCTGCATAGCTTTTTGTTCTTTAGCTTGATCTATAGCGAGTATAGTTTGTTGCCATGCCATAAACGCTTGATCTCCAGGGATGTATTGGAGTTCTTTACGCTTAGATGCACCTTTATCGCCAAAGAATGTCTCACGAATTTCGCCTCTAGTCATGTTCTTTTCTACTAATGCCCAAAAAGCTTGATTTAGTGGAAGATCTGCGGCAGGAGTATCTAGTTTTTGCTTTTGACTTTGAACCAAAAGATCATTCATTGTTTTCCATACAGTCATTTCTGCCTGCATTTGAGCAATTTCTGTTTGAGCAGTTTCGTCAGTATATCCCGTAAATACAAATTTATATTTATCAGCTAAATTCTGATCTAAAGATGGTATGATATCGCTGTTCATTAGATCTTCTATAAACATCAATATAGGATAAAGACCTCGTTCTCTAGAGTAAGAGATTTTATATTCATTATTTGCTTGTTGAGATGGAGCTTTACCATTACCGCTTATTAAGTAATCTAATCCAATTTCCATTGGATCAATCGCAAACTGTGCACAAAGTATACGCATTAAATGATTATTAAAGTTAATATATTCCATTTCTCTAGCAGAGGCAGACATTGGAACCCATTGCACTTCATCAAGACCAGCAACAATTGGCGTTCTCCAAGCATGCTGTGCACCACTAATGGTATTGTAAAATTGTCTTCTAAAATTCATTAATTGAGATTGAGTTACGGTTCCTTTTAAATGAAGGACGCCTCTTGCTGCATAACCTTGTGTAAAAAAGTTAGCATTATAGTTTTCAACATTTAAATGATTAGTAATGTTTCCAATTGCTAATTCAAGAGGAGAGAAGCAATAACCATTGGAATCAGCCATATTTTGTGGATTAAATAGTTTAAAAACTAAATCTTCATCACCAAAATGAGCCAATGGTTGCATATTGTAAGACATTTGGACATATTTATAATAATCTATTGGCACTTCATTTATTTGTTGATCTCTTTTAGGATCATTGTTGCTCATTGGTTGACGATATGTTTGATTGGAGCTTTTATCTGTGGCTTCAATTTGCTCTTTTGAAAGTCTTTTATTAATCAAATATACAGATTCAGCAGGTAGTGGTCTAAATCTGTGTAATCCGCCCGCTCTTGTTTTAATCTTTTCAACTGCTATGTTTCCATAAGTCAATGCATCTCTTACAGTAAGTTTTAAGAATTCACCAAATAATGAACGCTCATTGGCTGGAGTGCCATCTTTGCGACCGCAATGATAGATAAAATCTTCTAAAGCTCCAATCTCTTGCAATTCATTTTTTGAATATTCAGTATTATGGTCTTTCTTAACGATCCTAAAACCCATTTCATGGCGTCTATGCTCTGGACGAGAAAAGCGAAGCAGTGTGTCTATACGACATTGAATGATCGCAGAAACAAGCCAATCTCTAATAGAGACTTCTTTTAGCATTTTATTGCTAATTCTGGACATTTTATGTTTATAAGATGTCTGTGTAGTTAGGTTTTCAAAATACGGATCATCGATTATTGATTTTCGACCAATTTGTTTAGAAGCATCATGCATATCTTCTGGAGAGTCGGGAAGTTGATTGGCTGTATATGCCCCTCTCACTGTGGGTGAGATATTTTGATCTTCAGTAGCAATACCATCAGCTTTTAGTAAGCCATCGATATCTTTTTGAATTCCCTTTTTTAACCAATCGTCATACCAACTCATTTTTACCTCTATAAAGTTATATTATACCAGTTCAAGCTATCAACCAATATATCTATTACCTTTGCTTAAATTATCTTTTGCCCATAAAGGTTGTAAATTAGATAAAGCCCAACTATCCTTAAAATCTTGGTCCTCTACAGAAGAATAGGTGAACCAACTATCTGGTTTTATATGGTCAATGTGCCATTTTCCATAGTTATCCCAACTCATATCATCTGTAAATTTAGATTCCAGATGAGATCTTAATTCTTGAACAGTGTATGGAAGATGTCTAAAGATACCAAAAGCCTTTCTATAACCGCGATTAAACATTTTCTTGCCAATACTATTAGAAACATATTGTCGCAATTTACGATGCTCTTTTGCTTTATAATTTTTTGATGTTTTCATTTTAGTTGTAGAAATTTTTTGTTTATGTTCTTTCGATAAACTCAATCCCTTATTATATGGAACTTGTCCCTTTTTAGCCTTAGACATATTTGCTTTAAATTCAGGAGTAGAATGATCTGTGTAGCTCTTTCCTTCGTGTGTACATTTTTTACACAACATATGCGATCTTGATTTCATACCATATCCACGGTCTGAATTACATTTATCACAAAACAAATGATAACGTTTAGTGTCTTGATTCTTGCCGACAAAAATATAATCTTCTACTTTAACCATTGATCTATTGTACCTGATCATTGGTTAGTTGTAGAGTTAATTAAAAGCCCAAAGGAAATTGCCTTCACCGCCAATAGTTTCTTCATCGCCGCTATCTAGTTGATTTTGATTGCCTATTTTTCCCATTTTTGACAAATCTTGGGTATTTTCATTTAATTGGATGCCATTATTGGAAGCAAATTCTTGCGCAGTTGGTGTTCTTTGATAATTCCCATTGTTATCTTGAATATTGGTTGATTCAAAATCTAAACCACCACCACCTAATATCATACTACTTTTTCCAAGTAACATTGTAAGTGCGTATCGAAGCGCATCCAACCAGTGATCGTACTGTGTATCTGGTATATCAGTCACATTACCTGCAGCATCAAGCTTATAGTGATATAGCGCGAATTCTTTAATAATATGTGAACATGTTTCATTGCTAATATGAATCTTACTATCAAGCGTTCCAGGTACCTTTAGTAACTTCTTAATTACTTGAATGCCTGTCATTATCTCTGGTTTTTTAGGGTCATTGTGGCAAGGAAGACCTGCTTTGCGCATTTCTTGGATTGATCCCTGATCTGCTTGATCTGGTACGTATAAATTAACCCTATACATATTGTGATATTTCGTTTTTAAATGATGTATCCAAGCAGGAGAACTTATTAGGGTCATTCCATCTGTTCTTACAACATAGACATTATCTCGCTTATCCATAAAAAAGAATACAACTGTATTTGGTGATGAGAATCCCCAATCGATACCAGCATAACAGGGAAGTCCCAATTCATGACATTTTTTAACAAAAGTATCATGATTACATAGGCCTGGAAATTCTTTTCCAACTAGTAAAAACCACATTTCATTCCATGATTTTACATGTATTTTCTCTTCAAATTCGCGATAAATAATACCCTCTACTGAAGGTTTCAAGTTCATTAATTGAGCCAATGCCCAATCAGCTCCACCGGTTTTAACTTTTTGAATCAAATCTACGTCTAAATTCTTTAGCATTGGAGAGGTTGAGGTTTGTTTCTTCGCATCTGTTAGACAAATAGAAAAAACAGGACATTTTGCACATCCTTCGAAACCTTCATACATTGTAAAATCTTTTTGTTTATTCTTATCTCTTTTAAGAAAATCTTCTTCTGTAAGAACTTCCATCTTATCTTGATTAACCCAAAGAGGTATTTTTTTGGTTCCAGAGCGCTTATCATCACATCGCTCCATGAATTCAAAAGCAGTCCAACGACGAACAGTTCTACCTTCAGTTTCAGCATTTTCAATTTGACTATTCATTAAGCCATAGCGAGTTTTACGGGTAGATATACCAACCCGAAGAGCCTCTTTGCCATTTCTAGAATCTAACATACCATTTATTTCAGCAAAAGCTTTTACACCCTCTCCTGAAACTGTATCAATCTCATCTACAACAACTAATGGTACGTGCGGTCCGTTACATGCTTTTAAAGTACAGGGAATAACCTCTAATGTTAGTTTCTCGCCCCCAACATTAAATAATGACTTTGACATGTTAGCTTTTTCAAGTATTCTTTGATCTTCTGGAATATCTTGTGGGGTAACGAGACGCTTTATTTTTCGATTATATAGGAAATTCTTTTGATATGCATAACACCTTTCAGCTTGATTCTGAATTGCGCCCACGTGAACAACTTCACGCATATCATGCAATAAAACCATTAATTCAGCAATAGCCATACCAAGAGTTTTCCCGCTTCCTCTACCGGCCACAAAAAGTAATTCTTTGATTTTCTCTGGGTTGTTCTTGTTAACACATATATTGTAGACTTCCCAAATAACATCCAAAGGATTAGTGTCAGAGTAGCGAGATACAGTGACGTCAGGTAATTCAAGATTAAGGAAGTATTTAATCCAAATTTTAAGTTCATCTCTTGTTTTACAAGGTTTAAGAAAAAGTGTCCTCTCTTGTTCAATTGAGATAGTTTTAACTTTAGTTTTCTTTGCCATTATTTCTTCTCCGTAGAAGAAAGTAAGTCACTTAAGTTAACTTCTTTTTCATCGTCTTCTTCATCTTCTTTTACAGACACTTTGTTGTTCGACGTTAAGGCATCGAACATTGGAGATTGAACTTTATTGCCATTAGTTTTAGTTGTAGTTGCGCCTGCCACTATCTTATATAAGTTCTCACTTATATCTTTATAGTCTTTAATACTAGTGATTCGCATTGCTGGTTTTGGATTATTCATCGGATCTTGACAATAACGTATCATTGCTTCTAAATGTTCTGTATTTGCTACAGACATCATAGTTGTTAAAAAGTCAACCTGCTCTAATACTGATTTAACAACTTTTGCTCTCACCCTATCTTGTAAGGTATGTAACATCTTATCTCGATCTTTTGCCCAACCGCGTAATGAGGCCGTTAAACATATTTGTCCCATTGGATATTGAGGAAATTGCTGGGCAATTTTAGCTATAGAATCGCCCAAAAGATAAAGTTCATACAGCTTAGCTGCCTCTAATTCTTTAAGAGCACCTGCTGTCTTATTCTTTCTGAGCCACTTAGTTGCTAACTTAGCTTCTTCTTCACTTAAGCCGTGACGCTCTTCTTCTGTAAGTTTCGTTTTTAATGCCATTTGGTTTACTCCAAATAGTATTATACCTCAATGAAGTGATTGCTTGCCTAATACGCACTTCACTTATACTCTTAAGTTTAGATATATCTGTAATATCTATACCTAAAATAAGCAAACATATTATGCTGCGCTCAAAATCAGAAAAATTATCTAAAAATAGCATGAAATTATCAGATGGAGGGTTTTGTAGCATTTGATGAATTGTTTGTTTTAGTTTTTCATCATCAGAGTATTCTATTTTGATTTTCTCTAAATGTGACGAAAATGTCTCTACATTATTTCCACTTAAATAGTGGACCCAAAGCTCTTGTCGAAAATCTTCATCGGTTGTAATACAGTTAATTAAGTTATTAACTAATGCCGTCGGTTCCACTGTCGTCTCCAAGACTTTCCACATAAGTGTTGAAATCCACGACATTTACAGTAGCGTTCCATTTTGGACCACAAAAGTCCTTAACAAAATTATTTAAAATTTGTTGAAAATCTAAAGAGCCTTCTTTTTGAAGAAGTCTTTTAAAACGCCACATCCTAAACAAACTGGTGGACTTGGAGAGAATATTATAATTATTGATCTTTTCTAATAGAGCTTTTTCAACATATAGAGTATATTGAACCGTCTTCTTATCTTGATCTAAAAATAATTCTACTGCCTGGATCTCTTTATGAACAATAGAACCATAAACAAATAGCTGATTCTTGACATTATCAGACACTATGCCATTATTCATAGCCCAGCGACTGTGATCAAGATATTCTTCTAAATTTAGTCCTTTATCATTCATAAACTTCCTCGGTGTAGTTATTCCCACCAGACTTTATTATACCAGGTCAGTCTCTTTACCCATTGATTTATAGAGTTCATCGGCTTTTATTTTTAAAAGTTGACGATCTATTGATCCAGAATAAATCTTATCTAAATACTCTGATACAATCAGATCAAGAGAGGATGCTTGAATACGCATCTGTTTCTTTTCTTTATCTGTAAATATGGTCTTGATTTTTACATCTCTACCATTAGTAATACTTTTTCCCTTTTTAGAACCAAGATAGCCTAATATCTCTGCCTTCGGTCCTGTTAATTCTATTACCCAATGATCTTTATTGTTGAGTTGCTGAACCATATCTTCATGCATTTCTTCTGCATCAAATGATGGAGTAAGCTCATACTTTAAACCCTTCCAAATTGGAAGAGGACAGGTTATGAATTGTTCTCTAAAAGTTTCAGTATCGAAGAGCGACACACCTTTAATTTGATTAATATCTGAAGCACTTTGGCTAAATGGACTCCCAACATAAATAACTGATACTCCTCCGGAGGTATTGGTGCTGCTTTCAAATCTGTCAAGATTCTCAATTCGTTGGCGCTTATGGATATGTCCCGAGATAATGATAGATGCGTCTTCAATGCTGCACGGATCAACTCCATCTTTCGTCGTGATATCGCCATAATCAGCTCCCTTAAACGTTTGATGCGCTACACATATTGGTAATGTCTTTTTAGGAAAGTCGTCAGAGTTATGTGTATATGGAACAAAGGTCATTCCATAGAGATCTTGAACTTTATCTACTATAATAAAATCATTGAACTTTCCAACCATATTAGATAGAGCGTGGTATTTCATGTCAGATGGTTTGAAACAGTCGTGATTCCCTACAAGATAAACATACGGACAAATAAGTCTAGTAGCATCTACATGTTTCATGAACTCAGCCATTATCTCAGATCTAACCACAGCGTGCGTATCAAAGGTATCGCCAAGATTGACAACTAAATCTGGTTTAGTATCTATGATAACTTGATCAATCCATACTAAGAATTGCTTAGCTAAATCAAATCTAGTTATCTTAAGATGAGGATCGCCTATAAATAAGACTTTAGACATCTTCATTTTTACCTAAAAATACTTTTTCAAATTCCATACTAACTCTTACCCACTCTATATGTTCCCAACTAGTTTCAGAACCAACATAACAAAAATTATCCATATTATGGATTTGTTTAATTTTTAATTGCCCTGCACATGTATTAATCATTGCAATAGTTGTCATACTTGTTGGATTAGATCCAATGCTAAATCTTTGTTTAGTTGCAAAATCATATACAAGTTTTTTATATAAATTCTCACTTAAAAAAACAAACTCTGGATTTTTAAAATTCTCTATTTCAA